TTGGCATCTAAGACCCACTCTGGGATGATGCTGAATCTGAGGTCAGTGTTGAGATTGTCTTGCATTGATTGTCCTTGTCTACCGGCTTAGCCCTGGTAGTCTTGGACTTAGCCGATGGTCGCTTCATCGGTTTCTGTGAGGGTCAGTCTGTGATGGGCTGGCCCTCACTCTATTCTACCCCCTAGAAGGGTTGGTCCTTCCAGTCACTCAATACCTTAGAGCCATCAGGTAATAGAAAGTACCACTGGAAACTCATCCGGTCAAAGACAGGGTGCTCCAGTTTCTCCCACACAGGTAGTTTGTGTCCCCATCCACGAGCTGAGGCAGCCACAGTCTGATTGCTCTCCATTTCACCGTTGTATATTCCGCAAACGAGCATCAAATTATCTGGGGTGTCCAAGAGTTTAGATCCACCCATGCCCCTGTTTATCCTGTGATGAGGCACAAGGTCCTCCTCCACACCGCAATGCCAGCAGTGCTGATCACGCGCCTGCACCAGCTTGAGGACTTTCTTAGGGACAGCCATAAACCCACTTTATCCTGAGACCTCAACAAAATCTTTCAGCCGATACTCCCAGCGCACCTTAGGAGCAAGTGACTGCTCAACATTCCGCTTCCGAGCCTCAGTGTTCCACGCAATCCCAGGGCTCTCATGCACACTCTCCCAGTTGTCAGCCTTATAGATTGTCCCCAGGTGAACCTCAGTGTCCTGGTAACTAATTAGAAGGGCAATGTCAGGGAACATTTGCTCAATATGTTTACGCATGAACGCAAGCATCCTGGTGGCTGTGTTTCTAGGAGCCTCAGGACTAATCGCAAGCCTCCTCAATTCCAGCATCTGCTTCCCATGCTTGAATCTGTTTTGTGCAACAGGACTAGACCAGATTGCTGAGGCATAGAACTCACTCTCATACAGCGCACCAAAGCAAACATAGTGAGTGTTTCGCACAACATTAGACCAGTCAATCACAGGCAGCCTTGAGTGCCATTGCTGATTCAGATCACAGGCTGTCTGAGCTCGAATAACTTTGAACTCGAACTGTTTAGGGCTTGTAGGAGGCTCTGTCCTTTCCACCAAATCGAACAGAGCATCTGTCATAGCTTCATCTCCGCCTGCAGAATCTTAGAAGCAGTAGCAAGTGCCATCAGCTCACTCTCAATAGAGCGCAACTTCACCCTTATCCGATTGACTTTAGCCTTCGCCAAATCTCGCTCAAACCTGAGCTCCGAACTCTCAAGCTTGGCAATCGCCTGCCTTTCAGCAACCGAGCCTGAAGCCTGTATAAACGCGCCAGCCTCCGCTTTGTCCAAATCAGACTCAGCTCTAGCCAAATCAGTCTCAGCTTCATAAAGCGCCTCCACCCCTTTTCTATTAGTCTGAGAAAGCTCTAGTAGATCCTTCGCTATCTGTGATGGAATCACAAACACTCACCAGCCTTCTGCATAACTCATCTTTCCAGAACTCACTTAGTAGCGGATCGTTTGCCCTTTGTGCCTCCAGGTACGCTTGGCTCAGCTCGCTCACTGAGGCCAGCAGGGGTGAGTGCTGTGGCATATGCTTTGACTTTCTCCAGTACCTCTGGGGGAGCACCCTGTTTGGATGCTTCAGCCCATAGTAACCTCAGTTTGTCCACATCCTGTAACGCTTCAGCTTCAGCGAGCCAGTCTCTTTTCTTACTGACCTCCTCAAAGCGTGCAACCTTCTCCATCTCCTCACGCGAGGTACGCTTATTGCCACTGTAACCAGCATTAGCGAGAGCTCTACCAATCGCTGAGGTCTCACAGTTCTCCAAAGCAGAGGACTGATTAGCCATCCCAGTGCCGTCAATCTCGAAAGCGTAACCTGTTGCCTTAGGGCAGCCACGCTCCACATCCTCACCATTCAGAAACACAATGGCTTTTATGACCCAGATTTTCTCCTGCCGATACTCAGGCACAGTCTCATTCTCTGTCAGGATCCTGCCATCAGGATTGTCAGTGTAGAACCGCTTGAGCCTTTCCTCCACCGTCTCATAATCTGCCAGATTGAACCTAGCCATCTTTCCACCTTTCCTCATTCACATAGTCAGTAATAATCTTCCCAGCAAGCACTGACACACTCACCTGCTCAGCCCTCGCAAGCGCAGCCAGCTTCTGATACAACTCATCAGGGAGCTGCACAGTCACAAACACAGACACACCCTCCATCAGCGCTTCCCCTTCTTCTGAGCCAAAATCTTAGACTCCAGCTTGTAATAATCCTTCCAAAGGTCAGGCTTAGGAGTAGCACGCAAATCCGCCACATACTTATCAGCGACCCTCAACACATTCACATCTTTCCTATCCAAGATAGATCCTTTCCCAAAGCCTCTCAGCGGTTGCCTTGAGGTCATCAATCATTTGCTCATCACGATAAACCCAAACTGTCTCAGGCTCAAACCATGCAGGAGCAAACACACCATCTACTTCCATCCGCAACATCCACACAAACAGGCACTTCTCAGCCCCAGTCACATGAAGCTGCCACTGCATCTGCCTCCTGTACTGCAACGGAATACTTTTCCAGTCCTGCCCTGTGGTCTTTATCTCAGCAATCACAGTGTGATCGAGAGACAACCCATCAGGAGTAGCCAAATGCCAAGGCGTTTCAGCATTAGCCAGCAACCAATCATTAGGCAGGATCCCATGCTTCTCATGCACAAACTTTGCCAACACAGGTTCCATGTCCCTACCAAAAGCCATGTAAGGGTTATCCTGCTCCACAAA